ATTAATTGCTAAAAACTTTTTTGTATAAAGTAGGATTAAGAGAAACTATTTCATCAATTGCGTTGCTAAGTATCTCAAGATTTTCTTCTTCTGTAAGTTGTTCACTAGTTTTAGCAATTCTTGCTAAGTAACTACAAGAGTTGTAACCTTTTACAATGTCAAACACAAACCATTTGTCAAACTCTTTAAAAGGATCATAAGGATTGTCAAATGTTGTTAAAGCACTAAATTTAGTTTTCATCTTATTAACCATAAAACAGTTCTAATTATTAATACGCAACAACACTAACGCATAATCAAACAATGTTATAAGTATTAATAATTAGAACTTTGAAAGCAATGTACGTTTCTATTTAATAACGAGTTTACTTATAACGATTAACAGTTGCTGTAGAGACACCTAATCTATCAGCTATCTCTTCGTTTGTATAGCCACTAGACTTCATGGACTTTATTAAAGCTTGTTTAGAAGAACTTAATTCTTTGGAAGCTCTAGGAGTTGCACGTTTACGTAGGTCATCAGAATCCATGTATTTAAGCATTCCAGAAAGAGTGCTATCAGAAATTGCACCATTTTGTATTGCTTCCCAAGAACGGTCTGTAACTTTTATAGGAACTCGTTTTGCACCCACCTGTACACGGGCTTCTTTGAGGGCTGTGTTTTTAACTTTTTTAAGCTCTTCTTTATCTAAACCTGGATTATCTTGCTGTATAGCCCGGACTTTATTACTGGCTAATAACTGGGCCCGCCTCTCCCTTGGGCGGTTCTTCTGGGCCTCGTTATACTGTGCCATTAAGTCCGATACTTCATTTTTGTATGCCTCTTTAGCAGACGCAGAAAATTTAGCTCTACCTGTTGAGATCATCTCTTTTCGGGCACTATTTGCCATACTTTTCATGAAATTTGCAAAGTTTGCATAGGCTTCTTCTTGTACAGTTCCAGAAGACAGGGTTCTTGCGTCTCTTGTTTCTGACATTTGATCGCTTTTTTGTTGACGATTCTTGTAAACGATTGAACCATCTTTGTTTTTAAAAGCTTGAGGTTCAGCGATTTTGTAACTTAAAGAACCATCATCATTTATTATAGGGTTCCCCCTCCTCTTATCGACATAGACCGGGCTTTTTGCTCTTGAAATTAAAGTGGAGGCACCCCCTACTTCTTTACCAGTATCATCTACCCTCCTCTGATAAGAACGCTTAAGCTCGGCTATCCCGTTCTCTTTCTCGCTCCTCTTGTAATCAAGATCGTGCTTTACTGAGTCGATAACAACCATACTATGCCGAACAGCTCTAGCTATTTCGTCTGCATCAGCCCCCCTCAAGGTCATGTCTGTAATAAGATTAGAAACAACCCCCATCTGTTGCTGTTTATACCCCTCAGACATTCTCTTATACTTTTTGCCTGCACTACCAGGACTATCCGGACCATACTCTGCTGTGGGGTCAAACCCCTCAAGACCTTTTAATGGATGCGTGGATTTAATCTGAGACTTTGGACCAATAGGAATCACCATCGCTGTGTCGCCGTCAAAATCAGCACCAGATAACCGAGCTGCTACTTTGGCATTGATACCAATTGCGTCTTTTGCATTAGCTCCTATAACACGTTTGCCTTCCTCGTTTTTATTATTAACAGTGCAAATTGGTATTTCGAATGTCCCCCCATGAGGGTATCGTATAAGTGCTATCTTTTCTCCGTTTTTATAGTTCGGAGCATATACCTCATTATCTTTTATGTCGATAATGGGGAGAATCACTTGATACTTCTGACGAGGGAGTGCCGCCGCTTGAAGATGTACAGCAGCAGAATCGCAGTCCTCGGCAAACGATCTAAGAAGCTCTCTCTTAACCGTTTTATTAGTAAGCGACATTATTTCATCATATTCAGCTTGTTTGTCAGCCATAGTAAGATTAAGCTGCTGATTGATGAGTTTCATGGGCTGTTTAGAAAGGAACTGGGAAGGCAAGTGATCGCTGTAGTCAGCCCAATCGCCCTCTTCAGCACGCTTATTGATTAGTCCAAGTTTTACGTTCCCGTTCTCGTCCTCATAAGTATACTGGCCGCCACGCTCCTTTATTAACGAACCAAACGGATTCTCTCTATCCGGTTTTATTGGTTTTAAAACCTTTTCTAGCGGAGTCCCCTCTTTTTTGTTGGTGTTGAAGATAACGTCAACACCGTCCGGCATATCGTCTCCATAGACGGCCATACCTTTAAGATAATGGGTGCCATCAACCATGATACGAACCTGTGCATAATTCGCTTCGCCAAGATCAAGATCTTTGACCCCCCTCCTTAACTCGATAACACCATCCTTCTGCGAACCTCCGTTTGGATCATTAGCATATCGAATCATAAGTCTCTTCGAATCAAGACTCTCCGGATACCTAAATGCTGGTTCGATCTTGGTTCCGTTTTCGGTAAGGATTTTATCAGAGTCTTCGATAGAATGAATATCAAGAGAATAGATGTCCTTATGTTCAGTACCAGGAGGGCAAAGAACTTTCAGAACGGTTCTCTTACCAGGATTAGTAACCTGTTCAACAGATCCACCATAAACAGGATATCCTTCAAGCTGAAGTCTGTATAAAGCTTCATCGAACTTAACTCTGGATACTCCGGCAAATCTCTCCTGGCCGGCCCCAACATCCAACATGCCTTTTTCATCAACGATCTGTTTCAAATATTCGGCTGTCTTTTTAGACTGATTCATTCTCTGCTCGGCATTCTCGTTCAGAAGTGTTCTTACGGAAGAGTCATTCTTATAACCCATCTTCCTGGCAATTTCATTTAACGAATTTCCCTCAGCTCTAAGACGCCTGGCCGTTGCAACATTGGCCGATCTTCTCTCTTCATTTGCTATAGCTATTTGAACTCTGAATTGTGTTGTGGAAAGATTAAGAGAGCGAGCAATGTCTGTATCACTCATTCCCTTACGTCTTAAATCTTCTACTCTACTTATAAAATCGCCGCTATGCTGATGCGGGTTTTCTCCAGAGCCTAGAGGATATCTTCCGGATCCTCTGCCAGGGGCACCATCAAGTTTACCAACTCCATAATGCATCAAAGCATCTTCGCCACGCAAAGGCTCTATTTCTATGAATGTAGCGTCGTTCCGACCCATCACTCTTCCTCCTTACGAATATCCATAATAATTTTGTCGAAGGTGATAATCTTATCCATTACGGGAGCAATATCATCCGCACCAGGATTAGCAATCAAAATATCGTCAGACTGATAAAGCCTGAGCTCAATATCAATGGTTCCGGGTTTGACATCATACTCAAGGCAGAACAGTGCCGCATATACAAGGAGTTGCTCCATATGAGCCGGAGTAGCACCAGTCTTAAGATCATGAATTCTGAGCAGATTACTGTTAAATGAAATAGCATCGGTCGTACCAAAGCAGTTTGGAGAATAGTAGAGTATCTGCTCTGGCGTCATTCTGTAGCCGATAGCATCATTCACATACATGTTTAATGTTTTTCGTGATTTAGGAAGTTTCTGTCTGAGCTTAATGCACTGAGCAGCAAACGCATGTAGCTCAGTTCCTTTCTGCGCAGCAAGAGCTCTTTTATACGCTTCCGAAACTTTGTCCTCGTCATAAAATATCCAGTGATACTTACTGGCTCCAAGGAAAGCGTGTTGGCCTTCAAGATTTGAATGCCTGTTGAAGTTCATCTAAAACCTCCTCTTTGTTCTCTGGATAGATGAATGCCGAGAAAGACATTTCATTCATCCTGTTGACGTGATACTCTTGGTTTGGTCTTCTGCTGGCATTCGCACATTTCTTAACTTCGAGTGTCGCCCAACGGTCTTCCCACAATATCAATAGATCTGGAATTCCTTGTACGTAACTCGAATCCAGTTTGATCACATAGCATCCATCAAAGCGATCCTTGAGTTCACGTATAAGATCAGACTGGAAGTCCCTTTCTAGTTTTCCTGACATAGATGCTCCTTTCTAAATATCCAGAAAACAAAAAGGGAGAGAAGTACGAAAATCGCACTATAAACTCTCTCCCTTTCATAAAAGGACCTGTAATTTCTGCGAACACAAAAATAGCAAAAGAAAAGGGCCTACCATCTCTGATAGACCCTGCAAATATCAATGATTTTTTAGCTATCGTTTTAATCTCTGGTCAAAAGCCCACTTTTTTTCGCAAATTACTATATATTATTATTTTTTTTTTTCGCAATTAATTATAAAAAAAAGTGGGCAAAGTGGCCAGAACTATTAAATCGCTATCGTTTTAATCAATTTTAGGGGTAAAAACCATTTTTTCGCTATCACTTTATTCGATTTTTTGGCCATCTTTTGGCCACTTTCAAAATGGGCAAATTGACCATTGGCCGGATTTTTGACCGAAATCGATTTTTTCGCTATCACTTTATTCGATTTTTTCGATAGCGTTTTATTCGTCGGTCAAAAATTTTTGGGCTTTGCCCACTTTTTTAAAACAAAAGTGTCCATAAATTTTGATTTTTTCGATAGCGATTTAATCATTTTTTAGCTATCTAAATATTCGCTCAAACACAATCTAATAAACTTTGCCATGGTCATGTTTCGTTCTCTTGCGGCCATTCTTAAACGTCCATATTCAATTGGTTTAAGTCTTAGCGTGAATTGTTGAACTCTTTTTTCAAACACTTTTTTCTTTGGTCTTCCTCTTTTTGTTTCCGTATTCAAGATCCAATCCTCCTATCGTATTGAGTCCAAGCCGAATCATATCGGAAATAGAAATTTTGTTTTCTTCAGACCATTTTCTTATCTGTTCGCGTTCTTCCTCGGTAGCAGCCATTTTTATGAATACGTTACTCTCATTTTTAGTCCTAGCCATATACTCAAACCTCACTTCTTAAAGGTCTTCACAACGCCATTCTTAGAGCCAGAAACAGTCATCTCCTTTCCACGAATATCCATATAGATTTCACCCCAAGAATAGTTGTCAGCAACCAGAGTACCAACATCCTCAAAGACTTTGTAAGTGCTGTTTCTTCCACCAGAGCTTCTAGGACCATGATAGTTACTGAAAGCAACCTTAGCCTTCAAAGCCTTAGCATAATCCTTAATGATAGCACCACGATCGCCATGCCAACGAATCTTAAAGCCGTCACACTCAAGTTCTTCGTCACTCAGAGCTTCCATCATCTGATTAATGCCTTCTTCCTGCAGATCACCACCAAAGTCAAATATCCATGTATCGTCAACAATGACATGATAGACAAGTGACATGTTATTGATGAAGTGATGATTCTCACGTTCTTTAAGTCTGGTAGCATCAGCCTGGAAGATAGCGACACATCTGATTCGTCCAATACTAATTACATCGCCGACACTAACATAAGAATATCCAACTTTAGATCTGGTACACTTAGCCGCCTGACGAGCTATTCTGTCAGCATAAGTGGGCTGATATCTCCTAACACCAGACTGCTCAGGGAAGTAGACATGCCCAACTTCGAATTCCTTCAGAATCTCTTCCAAATATCCATAGTGATCAGAGTGGTCGTGAGATATGATGATGGCATCGATCTTAGTAACACCGGCTTTCTTAAGTTTCTTGATAGTATCGGTGTCAGCCATACCTGTATCAAAGAGTACAACATGCTCAATGGTCTTCCCATCAGAGCCGTACTGAATAATAGCAGTAGCGTCACCATACTTTTCAGGATTGCTTTCCCAGAACTTAATAGCCCAAATCCTCACTCGTGATTCGTCTGGCTTAGCTTGGTCATCCTCCTTATCGTCAGATCCACTTTTCACAACAGGATAAGCCGGTCTCAAATATCCATGAATCTTTCTGCCGGATCTCTTACGCTTCTTAACAGTACCATTGTAGTTACCGCTTACATTATAGGTACCATTAATAGCAAACTCAGTATGATTAGGCTCATCACCACCATACAGGACAATATCTCCAGCCTTCACGCCACTGCTACCATCATGCCAGATACCGAGTTTCTTACCATGAGCT